CACTTAGAAAGGTTATCTAAAAGATTCAACATGGATGAACAAGAGGTTGAAGATGAAGTACCTACCGAAGAAGAACCTACAGCTGAACCTGCAGATAATGAATTAGAAGATACTGCTGTTGATACTGAAATTGAAGGTGTTGATGGTGGTGAAGAAAGTTTAGATGTTGGTATTGAAGATACTTCTGGTGGAGATACAAAAGAACTAGATGTCACAGACTTAGTTACAAAACAAGAAGAAGCAAATACAGAATTATCCGACCAAAAAGACATACTTGCTAAAAATAGTGAAAGTCTAGATGATTTAATGAATAAATTATCAGACTTAGAAAGTTATCTGACTTCTATGGATGACATGGTTCAAAAAATAGGCAATTTAGAAAATAAAATAGAAGAGTATCGTCCACGTACACCAGAAGAAAAATTAGGTTTAAGAAAACATGATAGTGGACCTTACAGTCAAAATCTAAGTGACTTTTTTACAGACAAAGAAGAAGTTTTTGATAAAACAGGTAAAAAACAATATATTTTAACAAAAGATGAAGTCGAAGATTTTAGTCAAGACGACATCAAAAAAAGCTTTTCAAGTCCAGAAGAGGAAGAAGAATAAAATTTAGTTATTCTTTGTTTGACATCCCCAACTTATATTATTATATTTAAACAAAGATTTATTAATTAATGTTATAAAAAAAAATATAATGAGTAATAGTTTAGACGCGGTTTTAGCCCAATACGAAAAAAACAAACAAAGTGGTGGTTCCACAAAACCACAAATGACATCAGAAGAAAGAATGAAACAATATCTTTCAATCATGTTACCAAAAGGAACAAAATCAGGAGAAAAAAGAATAAGAATTATACCAACTACAGACGGTACGTCACCCTTTAAAGAAGTATATTTTCATAATGTACAAATCCAAGGAAGATGGCAAAAACTTTATGACCCAGGTAAAAATTCAGACGGAAAACCATCAGGTGAAAGAAGTCCATTAAATGAAGTTGAAGAGGCTTTAAGATTAGCTGGTGATGCACAATCAAAAGAATTAGCACGTTCTTATCGTTCACAAAAATTTTATATAGTTAAAGTTGTTGATAGAGACAATGAGGAAGATGGTGTTAAATTTTGGAGATTTAAACACAATTGGAAAGGTGATGGACCAATAGATAAAATCATACCAATTTGGAGAAATAAAGGTGATGTTACCGATATTAATGAAGGTAGAGATTTAATTTTAGTTTTACAATCAGTACCACTACCAGGTGGGAGAGGAGAATATACAACAGTTTCTTCAGTTATGTACGAGGACCCAGGAAAATTATCTGAAGATGATACTAAAGTAAAAGAATGGACTGGTGATGAAAGAACTTGGAAAGATGTTTATTCACAAAAACCAGTTGAGTATTTAGAAGCTATTTCTAAAGGTTTGGACCCAGTTTGGGATTCAGAATTAAAGAAGTATGTTTACGATGACCCTAATAGTAATAAAAATGTAACTAATACAACTACTATGGGGACAACTGACCCACAAGCCAATGACCCACAAGACGAAGACTTACCATTTTAATTAGTGTATTATGGCATTGAAAAAAAGAACATTTTCAGACTTAAAAAATAAATTTTCAAAGAAAGCTAACTTTAAACCAGAAAGATTTTTTGATTTAGGGAAAGCTTTCCTTGATGCCACAGGTTTACCAGGACCAGCGATGGGTCATTTACAAATGTTTTTAGGTCACTCAGATACTGGTAAAACAACAGCTTTGATAAAGACAGCAGTTGATGCACAAAAAAAAGGTATTCTACCTGTTTTAATAATTACCGAACAAAAATGGGGTTTTGAACACGCAAAAATTTTAGGATTTGATTGTGAGGAAGTTGTTGATAAAACTACAGGTGAAATAGACTGGGACGGATTTTTCTTGTTCAATAACGACTTTCAGTATATAGAAGAAATTACAGATTATATTAATAGTTTACTTGATGCTCAAGATAAAGGTGAATTAGAGTATGATTTATTATTTTTATGGGATTCTGTTGGTTCCGTACCTTGTAAAATGACTTTTGAAGGTAAAGGTGGTAAAATGCATAATGCAGCCACACTAGCTGATAAAATAGGTATGGGTTTAAACCAAAGAATCGGTAAATCAAGAAGACAAGATTCAAAACACACAAATACATTAGTTGTTGTTAACCAACCTTGGGTTGAATTACCAGATAACCCATTTGGACAACCTAAAATTAAAGCTAAGGGTGGTGAGTCACTATGGTTAAACTCAACTCTAGTATTTAGATTTGGAAACCAAAAAAATGGTGGTACTACAAATATTACAGCGGTCAAAGAAAAACGAAAAGTAAAATTTGCTACAAGAACAAAAATAACTATAATGAAAAACCATGTTAATGGTTTGGGTTATGAGGATGGTAAAATACTTATAACACCACATGGTTTTATAGCTGGAAGAGAAGCCAGTGAAGAAAAAAAATCAATAGAAAAATATAAACAAGAAAACGCTACCTTCTGGTCTAACCAATTAGGTGTTGGTGGTGATTTCGACCTAAAAATAGAAAAAGAAAATGACTAAATTAAAATCAGGAGATAAAGTAAAAGTACACTATGTCGGTACATTAAAAGATGGTTCAGAATTTGACAACTCAAGAGAAAGAAAACAAACATTAGAATTTGCAATAGATGACGGTAAATTATTAAAAGGATTTAATGATGCTGTTAAAGATTTAGATGTGGGTGAAAAAACTAAAGTTAAATTAGAGGCTAAAGAAGCTTACGGTGAATACATTACAGAAGCTGTTATAACAGTTAAAAAGAATGAATTTCCACCACAAATGAACTTTGAAATGAATGGATTTGTACAAGGACAAGACAACCAAGGTAGACCAGTACAAGGACAAATTGTTAAAATTGAAGAGGAAAGTGTAAATTTAGATATGAATCATCCATTAGCTGGTGAAGATTTAAATTTTGAAATTGAGTTAGTAGAAGTAGTAGAGTAAAAAATTGTTTAACCCTTTTAATTAAATGTCTTGGTAAGAACATTATTAGTTGACGGAAATTCATTATTAAATACAGGTTTTCATGGTATTAAAAATATGTATCATGGTGAGGAACACATAGGTGGGCTTTATCATTTTTTAAATACATTAAGAAAATTAATAGATGACTATGTTATTAGTAAAGTAGTTGTTTTTTGGGATGGAGAAAATAACACCAAACCAAGACTGGAAATATATCCTGAATATAAATTAAATAGAAGATTAAAGTCTAGAAAAAATGAAGATTTAGAATCTTACGCAAAACAAAAATTAAGGGTACAAGAATATTTAGAAGAATTATACGTTAGACAAGCAACATTTAAATGGTGTGAAGCTGACGATTGTATGGCTTATTATTGTGAAAAATCTAAAGAAGAAAACATAATAATATTAACTTCTGATAGAGACTTACTACAACTAATATCTAAGAAGGTTTCTCTACATATTATTTCATTAAATAAATTATTTAAACACGGTGAAAAAGTACCATTAAACGGTGTTTATATACCTTCAGAGAATGTTAGAGTAGTAAAAACAATTTGTGGTGATTCTTCTGATAATATATATGGTATAAAAATGGTTGGTGTAAAATCCTTAGTTAAAATAAAACCAGAAATATTAGAAGAAAAAGTTACACTAGAAGAAGTCATAGAAACACTTAAATCTAAAGAAAAATTGAATGTTAAGGAAAAAAATATACTTAACGGGGTAACACAAAAAGACCCAAAAATTCTAAATGAAAAAAATACACCAAATAATGTTTTAAAAACTAATTATGATATTATAGGTGTTGGTGAAAAATTCCTAACCAAAAAAGCAATAAATGGAATAACAGACCTATCCCAAGAAGCGATGGACCCAGAAGGAAGAGAATGGAAAAACGCTTTAAACTTGATGATGTCAGATGGATTACTTAATATTTTACCGAAAACAAATGATGCTTGGGTAGATTTTGTAAGACCATTTTTAAGATTAACAAGAATAGAAAAAGATTTTTATAAAAGTAAAAAAAATTAAAAACATGAAACAAAAAAATGATAATACACAAAAGTGTGAATTCGTACTAACTTTAGGTAAAAATATTGTATGTCAAAGATTCTTTTCAGTAAGAAACTTTAATAATAAGGCTAGTAATTCTTTAGACTTACATTATACTATGACAGATATTGTAAATACTATAAAAGAACAATTAAAACAAAAAACTTTATTTTTATTAGACAGTAATTTTAGAGAAAATCCAAATCAAAATAACCCAGATGATGAAAATTTTACGATAACAATAAAAAAAGGAAATAAGTCTATATATGAAAGAATCCTATCTGCCGATGTCTATCCCCCAAAAGTTAGATACACCGTAGATATTAGACCACAAATTTCTTACATTCTAAGAGAATTAACAGACACTTTGTCAACAAGAAAAGTTATTACTAACTACCAAGATTATTCACTCATTGTGGGTGAATAAAGTATTTATTATTAAATAAAATTACACATGAGTGAAACAACAAATTTTGGGTATCTAGGATATACCTTTCAATTAAAATTATTAAATCTAATTATTACTGATAATACTTTTTTTCAGTCAATAATTGATGCAATCACTCCAAAATATTTTGACAACCAATATT